AAGGGCCTCTGGTGGGCTTTTCTTGAGCTTGCCTTGCGGCGGTAGCCGATCAGAAAGATCGTGTCCCCACGGGCCTCGTAGATGGGGACTAGGTGGCCCTTACTTAGCAGTTTCTTTAGGTTCATTGGGTTTCTTTGCTTCGGGCTTCTTGTTCCATTTGATACTATCAAAGTTGTCCCGATACTTCGGGTTATTTACTTTCCTTGGTTTGCTTCCTTTGCCTGCCATAAGATTTAGGTTTCGGGATTTGACCTATTGGCCTCCGCTATTTCTTTTTCAATTAACCCTTTTAATTCATTCATATGAAACAATTTTTCTTGTGGAACTGCAAATACTGGCCGACCACGATTTAATGGATCTATTTTATAGATGTCTTTTTTTGCGTATTTGGCATTAATCCATCCAGCAATGCGATACGGTTTACGTTCTTGTCCTTTTTCAATTACTATTCCAACGACTCGCCTGCTATCATCGTCCCTATCATAAACGCGCAATCCGTAATTTTCTTTTCCTATGAGCCTAACTTCAATATTGTGTGGTAAATCTTCTTTTTTAAAAGTGTCAACCCCCTTTAACCACCTGACTCCAAGGGCCTTGGAAACCGCCGATTCTGCTAAAGCTCCAAGTTGTTGAACTCTTTCTCCATTTACGCCATTTCTTACAAAAGTGCGATGATCCCTTAAATTGCATTTTTGCGAATGTTTATACAATTCGGACCCGAAATCCATCGCTTCTTGATATTCGTTATCATTTAGCTCCACAAAAATATCATTTTTATGAGACGGTTTATAATCAATATAATTCATGTTTCTGTGTAATGCTTGTCTTATTTCTTTACCAATACTTGACTGGCGATGGATAGCAAGTCCACTGTTGGTAAGATGGTAAGAAGGTCTTGTCGGCCTTCACGCTGGTAGAGTTTATAGGGTTCGGGCTTTTCGCATGGATCACTTCCGATAAGTAGGCCCTCGACAAACTGGGCAAGATCTTTACGATCCACCAGTAGCCACCACTTGCGGGTCTCAAAGGCAATAACATCAGCGTCTCCGTAGAGCCAGCCGTTCTTGCCGTTGACGTTTCGGAGTTCGATCCAATGGAGTCGGTCAGTAGGCTTATCGTCACTACGCCGATAGTTTTTCATACCCTTAACATCATACTTAACCGCCATCTCATCCATTACATCCCAATGCTCATGCATGTCTTGTTCTTTGGTGGCAAAGACAGCCCCACTGAGGATGGAGGCAAATTGCTGCTCTACCGTCTTTCCGCGTTCAACGTAATCGTCCCACATGATAGATCAGACAGCTAGTTGGGTTCGGCGTTCAAAAAAAAGAACGGGGGATTTTGCTCCCCCGCCCTTGTTATCGGCCCAAGATTTTTTTGGCCCAGCGGAACAATCCGCAAAAGCTGAATCCCAGCTTCCGCAAATCCTGCCGTTGTACAAAGCCAACATTACCATAAGGCCCATAGACAATACCAAATTGACTGGTGTTGTATACCATTCTGCTCACCTCCTTTCAAAGAACGGAAAAGAGATTAGCAAAGGCTATTTCAATGATCGACGCAAAACTTTGTTAAGCTTTCGTAACCGAAAGAAACAGAAGAGCAAAGCGAAGACAACGTTGGCCCCGACTCCGTAAGCTAGTAAATCAGTCAGCAGATTTAGCGTTACCATTATCTCTCATTAGGTTGTGGTTGCATGCCATCCACTTCATGGCCTCCATATCGTTGCCTACTTGGTCGGCCCTGATGCAATTGTCTGAGATAACCCCGTATTCTTGGAGGACATTCATTACTTCTTTCTCGTCTTCAAAGCGGGCCTTAATCCAGTTCTCAAGCTTGTTACTCACGGGGATTGATAGAGTCTTTGATGATCTTTAGAAAAACAACGGCTATTCCAATCCAGAAGATATAGCTTATGGCGTAATCAACCATTGGAGTAATTTGAAGGTTTGCAGGAATACAACCGTCCAGAATGCCGTCATCATTACAAACGTGGTGATCCAGAAAAATGGTCTCATTGTCTTGCAATCATTAGAAATCCTATGTTAGCACATGCGTAGCCTCCAAAGGCAATAGCCATGGGGACGTTCCCCTTGATGTAGAAATCAACTGCGGTTGCAACGTAGCAAACCGTACAGATGGCTATGCCAATGAAGCCCATTCAGATCCTACCAATCGGGATCGTCGTTGGTCTGAGGTTTTTTGTTCTTCGGAACGTAGGGAGGGCCGAATTTCAGGCTCAGATATTTATCTCCTTTTTGACTGACTTGCTGCCAGATGGAGACCTCGTAGTCTTTCCCGTCAACAGTTACGGGCCCGCTGTACTTGGGCGCTTTAGGATTGTCGGAATTACGGACGAATGCCGCTCCGCTGTTGTCTTTCTTTTCTTTGCTCATTTGCTTTTCGCTTTCTTTTTTATTGGTTTTGAAGGCTGCTTTTTGGGTTTACCCCGACCAGCCTTCTTGATCGGAGTAAAAGTTGAGATAGATGCATCGGGATGCTCGCACCCGATAAACGCCCACACATAGTAAGCCGCCTCTTCAGAAATGTTGAGAGGAGTATATTCCGCTCCATTGAAGAAGCTGAAGCTGTAGGTTTTGGACTCTGGATCTTTCCAGAATGCCACCTCGCCAAATGCACCAACCTTGGCGCTGTAGATAAACATTGTTCTGCTACTCTTCGTGTCCATCGGATTTATCAAAGGGTGATTCTCCATTGATTTCATTGTAGATGTCGGCAATGTCTGCATTTGTGATTGCCACATCAATGGCCTCGCCGCCATTCTTTAATGCTTCAATAAGAACCCCCATTGGGAGCTTTGTTATGGATTTTGCAAAGAAAGCGTTATTGATTCTTTCTTGGTTTTCCTTGCTGACAAGGGGTTGAATTGGTTGTTGTTCTTCGCTCATAAATTTAGTTAATGGGCATTATCACTGAATCTTACCAGTGTGCGCCCGTCAAGGTACATATGGTCGAGGTGGGCGGGCTCTTTGTCAACCCGCCACAAAAACATAGCGTTGGCGTCCCCAACTCTCTCGGTGGTGATATAACCTTCATGGTCATGCTCAAACTCCGAGTATTCCCTCCAGCCGCTCACCCACTCAAAGACTCTCGTCAATGCGTTGCTCATATTGGAATTAGACACATAATATGCTGGGATGTTCATTGTCAAGAGTAAATTAATCTAACTTCCGCCTCATCAAACATTTGCAGAGCAGTCTTGAAGGACTCGCTCCAACGTTCATGGGCTAGGTGGTCGCTGTATGGGCAGTAGACCTCGGTGATGCCAGACTGGATGATGGCAGCAGCGCATTGGGCGCATGGTTGGAACGGCCAGACAAAGATGGAGTATCCAGCCAGCGACTCTTTGGCCGAGAGGATGGCGTTGAGTTCGGCGTGGATTGTACGAAGCAGCTTGGTATCGCGATTTGCGATAGCGGACTGTGAGTCCTCCACCCCACGGGGAAACCCGTTGAACCCCACAGAGCAGATAGTGCGGTCTGGGCGCACGATGACGGAACCCACTTGGGAGGAAACGTCCTTGCTCCAGCTTGCAATCTCTTCGGCCAGCTTGATAAAGCGAGCCTGCCACTTGCCGCTAATTACTTCCATCAATTTGAAAGCCGTCTGCCTGCAACTTTTTAACGGTTGAGGCGATCAGGGTGGATTTTAACTTTCGTTCGTAAGCTTCTTTGCTCCTCCACATCTTCACTTCGGAGACTAGGAGGTCGATGGTGACGGCTGGAGACTCGTTGTCAAAGGTGGAGTATCCTTCAATAACTTCTTTGATTGAGGCCAGTTCAGAGCAAGATGGGCACGGGATGTAGTCTCCCTTTCCATTGAGTTCGTCCATGAGGTTAATCATAGTAGAGATCGGTAAGTTGGCTGGGAGGATTTAAAGCAGCGGATAGAGTAATCAGCCTGTCTGGCATCCCGCTCCAGATTTTCTGGGTCTCGTAGCTCTTCTTGCACCACTTGCGGTTGTTGAGTGTCCAGTGGTAGCCCAAGATGTAGGCATTGGCTCTTTGGGCGTATTCTTTAAGGTCTATGGGAAGTTTGTTGCGCTTGATCTTGGTAATGGAGCGGCGTTCGCAGTCCCACTCTAGTTCCGTCACAAGAAGTAGCGACTTTTTGATATTGTGGACATTCTTCCCCGCCAGCCATTCGTCCAGCTTTCCGACAGCATCTTCCCTTGGCTTATACCACTTGGGGCGTTGCACCTGTTGATCGATATGACAGGTCTCATGGACAAACACGTCGATCCACGTTGAGAGGGGGCGCTTGGTGGCGATACGGACTTCTTTGTCATCGGCCCATCCTACGGACGTAGCCTTGCCTGTAATCAGGTGTTTCTGGGGTGTAAAGGTAAAGCGATAGTTGCGATACTTCAGTATCGACTTGCCTAGAAACTCAATAACATGGGGGTCATTCCTCATCGTCCTCATCTTTGACCTCCAAGTCTTCCACTTGTTCAAACAATTGTCTAATTGGGTTGTCCTCAAACCCTTCTTCTTGTTCTGGGAATGGCATCAGGGCTCCCGTATCGTCATAACGGATGGTAAGATCTTTATCAAACTGCTCCTGATTCATGGTGGAACAACTCTATCAGCGTCTCCTCTTGCCCGCGAGTTTTTTCCTGCC